TCGCCTTGGGCGACGTGGCGTGCACGCGTGCGTCCGTCAAGTACGTGTACGACCGCACCGGCACGCTGGTGCAGGTGCCGGCCAATACGCTGGCGGTGACCTACGACCCGCGCGACCTGAGCAAGGCGCCGTATGCGCTGGTCGAGCCCGTAGCAACCAACCTTTTTCCCGAGTCGGACAGTATCGGCAATTGGTCGCTCAACGGGGCCGCGACGAAGGCGTACGACGCTGCTTACGCGCCAAACGGGACGCAGCTCGCGGACCTGGTGGCGGCCGGAGTTGACGCGGGGATTTACCGCGTTGTCTACGGGTTGACGGCAGGCGCGACATATACGGCGTCGTTTTTTGTTGAGTTCTCAAGCATCGGCCCGGGAGCAGTGCTGCGCTGGGGTAGCGATAGTTTTCTGAGCGACCGTGACGCGATGACTGCGTGGTTCGACGCGGCAACCGGGGCAGTCACTTTTGAGGGGGCGGCTGTGGTTTCAGCCGAGGCTCGACCCTGGGGCAAGAACCGTTACCGGCTGTTCCTGACGTTCCAAAACAAAATGACGGACAGCGTCGCGTTTATCGCGTACACCCACATTGCAGCACTCACTTTTTCCGCCTGGGGCTTTATGCTGGTTGTTGGCGAGGACCGGAGCTCGTTCATAGGTAGTGGCCTGACCCGTGCCGCCGACGTTATCGCCACCGGCGGCGGCCTCGTCTATTCCAACGTCGCCATCACCGAAACTCCGTACAGCGCCGCCACCACCTACGCCAGCGGTGCACAGGTCTATGATCCGGCCACCTACGCGATGTACCAGTCGCTGGTCGCCGCGAACGTCGGCAACGCGCTGACCGACACCAGCAAGTGGGCGCCGCTGGCCTCGACGGTCGTCAACCGCTGGCGCATGTTCGACCAGTACAACAACACCCAGACCACGAACGCCGAAGAGATCATCGTGTGCGTCAGCCCGCAGGCTATCTCCCAGGGGCTTTACCTAGGCAACGTCGACGCTTCAGAGGTTCGACTGTCGGTCGTAGACCTGACCGAGGGCTTGGTCTATCAGGAGACGCAAAGCCTGATCGTGTCGAATTCTGGCTCCAGCTTCTACAACTGGGGCTTCAAGCCGATCCGGCGCCGCAGCTACATGGTCAGCGTCACGTCGCCACCCTACGCGAACGCGCTCATCACTATCGCGATCAAGAAGCCAGGCGGCACTCCGAAGTGCGGGGTATGCGCGATCGGCCCGCTGGTCGACGTCGGCCTGTCGCAGTACGGCATCGGCCGCGAGATCAAGGACTACTCGACCATCAACTTCAACTTTGACGGGACCACCAACCTCCAGAAGCGGAATTTCGCGAAGCGGATGGATATCGATGTGGTCATCGACAACGAGCAGATCGACTACGTGATCGAGGCCCTGGAGGGCTACCGACAAAAACCGGTGGCGTGGATTGGCGCGAAGGAGTTGGGCTCTGCGTGCCTGTTCGGTCGCTACTCCAGTTTCAAGAACGTGGTTGAGAACTTCCCTGAATCGAAGATGAACCTCCAGATCGAAGGAACCGTTTAATGGCAATCACCACTTTGCTTGACCCGACCAAACTGCCAAATCGGACGATGGATCAGCCCACGTTCGATGCAGCAATGGCGTACCTGATGACGAATCTACCGCAATGGGGTACTGACGCCAACACGCTCGCCGCAAACCTTAACTCCATCGCGGCGGGTGGGGCGTATGCGATTCCGTACACGCTTGACACAACAAGTACCGCAGACTCTGATCCGGGCGTAGGAAAAATGAGGTTCGACCAGTACGCCAATCAGTCCATAAGTGCTGTATTCCGTGTCAGTACCACCGCTGCGGGTGGGAGTGCCTTGTCAGCCGTTATTGATACGTTTGACGACTCAACCAGCACAGTCAAGGGCCATATCAAACTTGTAAAGGTAGGTGATCCGACAAAATTTATGATATTCAGCGTGTCCGGTTTGATCGGCTCTGGCGCTACTCCTTACCGTAACATTACGGGTGCAGTTGTTGCTTCAAGTTCAACGAACCCATTTGCTAACGGGGACTCGTTGATTATGTACTTCCAGCGCGCAGGCGATAAGGGCGATACAGGGGCTGCGGCAGTTTCAGGCAATATGTTCCTGCTTGCTACTGCGACAGTAAGCAGTGCCGTGGCAAATATCGACTTCCTAAATGTATTCTCGTCCACTTATGACAATTACATTATTGAAATTTTAGGGCTCGTACCACAGAATAATACAGCACTTAATTTGCGACTTGCAAAGTCGGGAGTTGTTGACACAGGGGCCAATTATTACTATGCAGGCCCGAATGTAACGGGTACAAACGGCACTAGTTTTCCTATCACATCAGCGGCAGTAACAACTTCTTCTGGGTTTGGTGCGGTGACGACAGTTGAGATACGAAATGCAAATGATGCAGTAAGACATAAGAGCATGACGACTGTTGGTACGTTCTTTGATAACACACCAACAGCAAATACCGTAGATTACTCTTGTGCTTATAGCTTTGCATCTGCCATATCTGGCTTCCGATTGTATTTTGGCACCGGCAACATCACAGCAGGCACTGTGCGCGTCTATGGCATTAAGAACACCTAAAAGAGGGGGGAAATATGAGTGAGGCAATCAAGGTGCTGGATAACGGCGAACTGCGCGACGCCACCGAAAATGAGATTGCGGAGATTGCGGCGAGACAGGCGCAAGGCTCTGAGGCGATGCGCGAAGCAGCAATTGCTGCGACCTATACCGACGTGGACAAGGTTTACGCCGACGCCGTGGGCAACCGCACCGAGGAATACAAGGATGCCGAAGCCGATGCGCGCGCCTACAAGGCCGCAGGTTACGCGGGCGATGTATCGGGCTATGTGTCCGATTACGCGCTGCACAATCCGACCGGCGCGGCGCAGAGCAACCAGTGGGCCGCTGACCAGATCATCGCCCGCGCCGACGCCTTTGCTGCCGCCAAACTGTCGATGCGCAGCCAGCGCTTTGCCAGCCAGGCGGCGATGCGCGCCGCCGCGACCGGGGAAGCGCTGGCGGCGGCCGTCGCCGCATGGGCTGATTTCATCAGCGCCACCCGTACGGAATTGGGGCTGTGATGCTACGCGCCGCCTTCTACAAGGCCACCCACCCTGGCCTGCCCGGTGTCTACAACCGGGTGGTGCGCTGGTGGACCAAGTCGACCTATTCGCACGTGGAACTGGTCTTCCCGACTGGCTATGCGGCCTCATCGTCCTACATGGACGGCGGGGTGCGCTTCAAGGTGATCGACTTCGACCCGGATCTGTGGGATTTCGTCGAGATCCCGCGCGCGCTCGAGCAGCAGGCCTGGGCATGGTTCGAGGCGCACCGCGGCCAGCCGTACGACCTGCTCGGCAACTTGCGCTTCGTGCTCGCCCCTGTCGCCGACGACAAGAAGGCATGGTTCTGTTCCGAGGCGGTGGCGGCGGCGCTGGGGATGCCGGAGCCTTGGCGATTCGACCCCGGGGCGCTGCACTCGGCCCTGTCGCTGTTCAACCAACCCGCTTCGGCGGGTTTTTCTTTGCCCCAGCCTTGAAAGGCCCATCCATGATCAAACTGAGCGCGCCGGAAGTGACCAGCGTGGCCGGCGGCGTCGCCTCGATCGGCGCCTCCTTGACCCTGAACCAGATCGGTGTCGTCGTCGGCATCGTCACCGCGCTGCTGACCTGCGTGGTCAACGTCCTCTACATGGTCCGGAAGGACCGGCGCGAGCAGCGCGAGAGCGACGCGACGCTGGCGAACCTGGAGGCCGACAAATGAGCGCCGACAAGCCGGGCATCCCCAAGCGCGGCCTTGCCGCCGTTGTCGGCGCCGTTGCCGCCGCCGCGCTGCTGGCGTTCACGCCGGCGCAGGAGGGCAGGGTGCTGAAGACCTACCGCGACATCGGCGGCGTGCTGACCTACTGCGACGGAGCCACCGAGCACGCGCAGGCCGGGAAGACATACACGCCGGCGGAGTGCGATGCGCAGACTGATCGCGACCTTGAGCGCCACGCCGAGGGTATCGCTCCGTGCCTGCCGTGGCAGCGCCTGACCGACGGCCAGAAGGTGGCCTTCGTCGACGCAGCCTACAACATCGGCGTGACGGCGTTCTGCAGCTCGAGCATGGCCAGGAAGACCAGCGCTGGGGACGACCGCGGCGGCTGCGATGCGCTGCTGCTTTGGAATAAGGTCGGCGGCAAGGAGGTCGCCGGCCTAACTCGCCGCCGCCAGCGCGAACGCGCGATGTGTCTGCAGGGGCTGCGCACATGATCGCCGCCTTGCTCACTCGCCTCGGCGTGCCGCGATGGCTCGCGGTCGCCGCGCTGTGCATCCTGTCTGGGGCGGCCGCGCTTTCATATCGCGCGCACCTGATCCAAGTCGGCGTCGCACAGGAGTCGGCGCGCCGCGATGCGATCGATGCCGAGAACGACCGGCGCGCCAAAGCGCAGTTGGCGCAGATGAATGAGCGCGTCAAGATCACGCAGGACAAGCTCGACGCGACGCTCGCCGACCTCTCTGACCTGTACACGGAGCTATCCCATGAACAAGCCAAATCGGCTACTCTGCAGTCTGACCTTGCTGCTGGTCGTCGCCGGATGTCAGTCGCCATCGCCGCCACCTGCGCGGCTGCTCGTCCTGGACAAGGTGAAGGTGCCGGCGCTGCCGGACTGGGTTCACCAGGCGGCGGCCGCACCGTCGATCTCGAGCCTCGAGTTGCAAGCGATCTTGAATGGCTGCGGCAGACCCGGGACGATTCCCTCGTCGGACTGCGCGCCTGCATCACCACCTACGGCGCCGTGAAGGCCGCGACCGACGCGCAGTGATCGAAAGGACCACATGAGCGAAGCACGAAAATACGATCCGGGGCTGCGCCAGTACGCAAACCCGACCCAAGCGCGGTACCTCGACGCCGTCCTGGAGCATGGTGGCGAGCGGCCGGCTGCTCGCGCGCTGGGGATCGGCAGGACCACCATCCAGGCGGCGCTGCAGCGCCTGGAGTTGTCCGCGGCGCGCCGCGGCTACGCGCCGGAATACGACCTGCAGCACCCGGTCGCGCCAGGGCAGATGCTCAAGGGCGCCTCGACACTGTACAAGAACGGCGTGCCCGTCATGCAGTGGGTGAAGACCCGCGCTGATGCCGACCAGCTCGAAGAGATCATGCGCGAGGCTGCGGCGGCAATGGCCGAGGAGCTTCCGCGCGCCAAGCCGGTCAAGGCACCTCGCCTGACAAACGCCAAGCTGGCCAACCTTTACACATTGACGGATAGCCATGTCGGCATGCTCGCGTGGCATAAGGAGAACCTGGCCGCCAACGGCGACTGGGATTTGTCGATCGCCGAGCGGGTGCTGACCGGCTGCTTCGAG